CAACAGGCCCTACATTTGCTGGGATTAGGGGGGAAAAACAAGATCCAGACCTTCATAAAAGCGGAACCATACGGGAACGTTTCCGACCCTCGCATAATATCAACATGTCTAGTCGCTTTGACGATTGGCATGTCACGATTCACTTATGCATTCAAAGAGGCCGTTTTGAAACGTATGCCTTGGTACGGGCCAGGGCAGGAACCTATCACAATCGCACAAAGATTAGCCAAATTGTGTAGAAAACCTGTAGTTGAGACCGACTATTCACGGTTTGATGGAACCATTTCTGAATGGCTCCAAGACGTTGCAAAGGGCATTTATGCCGCCTGGTTCACTTTTAGCGAAGTACCAGTGCTCCTCAAACATTATTCTGAGGTATTTAAACAATTCGCAACTACACAAAATGGCATGCGATACAAAGCAGGTAACGGCACCCGATCAGGATCACCAATAACTACTGATGCCAATACCATGATCAACGCCTTTGTCAATTACTGCGCCTATCGAAAGGCCGGGTTGGCACCGCAACGGGCATGGATGATGCTGGGAATATATGCAGGGGATGATGGAGTGACACAGGTCGTACCAGGATTTGTGGAAGCCCTCGCCCAAGTCGTCAAAGATCTCGGCTTAACTGTAAAATCCCAAGTAAACCCACGAAATACCCGCACCACCTTTTTGTCAAGGGTCTTCCCCTTTCCTGAGACTTGCATGTCAAGCTATCAATGCGTGAAGAGGACACTCCCAAAATTGCACTTAACCGCTTCCAGTGGTATTAGCGCAATCCAAGCGGCTTATAACCGAGCCGTAGGATACTTGACAACCGACAGCAGGACACCGCTCATCCGTGATTGGTGCCTTAAGGTGGTAGAAATTGCAGCCCAACATGGGATAACGACTCTTAAAGGTATTAATAACAGCGAGACCTACCGACAATCTATGGCATGGCCACAAAACCCTGAAGACGCTGATATCATACGACAATCAGTTGCCAACGATTTGAATATGACAACAAGCGAAATTGATGAAAGGGCCCAGGCCATATCCGACGCCGAAAATTTAGACAGCATACCAGTTGTCTGGAATAATAAGCGAGAGGTTAAAATAACAGCCATGGTCGGAGATGTAGTCGCACATCCCACCAACCCAATCGTAAAAGACAAAGTAACAACCCCAATTCCGCAACAGAAATGGCCCACTTCTTCGAGCACCTTCAAGGACGAAAATCCCAAGGTATGCCCAGTACAAAGGAAGCAAACGCCGAATTCTCACTCCAAACCCTGGAAATCGCACGAAA